GATGCAGTAACAGCAACAACAGTAATTGACGGCGATAGAACTGCCGTAATTTATTGTACCAATACCAGTGATGGAACCGGAGAATCTGCCGTTGTTAAAGTAGATGTATCGGCACTATCTTCTCGTCAGGATGGTACTGCTTGCACGGGAGTCAGGCTTGAAAAGATAGTATTTTCTAATGTGGGCATGGGCGTCAAGCTTCTATGGGATGCGTCCACAGACGTTATCGCCGTCCAGTTGCCAGCGGATTATTCGGACACTCTGAACTATTCAGATATTAATGGTCTTCCTAATGTTGCCGCTTCTGGCGGTAAGACAGGAGACATACAGCTTACGACTGTGGGTCACACCAGCGGAGACACCTACTCTGTAGTTGTCTACTGTATAAAAGAATATTGAGGGAATGTCTGAAAATAAGGAAGGTCATACGATTGGCTTTATAGGGACAGGGGATAAGAATGGCAACTTCTGGATCGGTTGATTTCAACCTGGATATGGCCGAAATTACAGAAGAGGCCTTTGAGAGATGTGGACTAGAATTTAGAACAGGTTATGATTCTGCAACTTCTCGGCGATCTCTAAATCTTCTTTTTGCGGAATGGGCAAATAGGGGGTTAAATCTATGGACTGTGGAGCAAATAACACAGCCTTTGGCCCAGCTATCATCTACCTCTTCTATTGCGGCTTACCCCATTGGGGTTATAACGGCTACGGTAGGAGCTTCCACTAATCTTAGTGTTGGGGAGACTATCACTGGGGGAACCAGCAGTGTTACCGCGTCTATCATAAGCAAGCCTTCCTCGACCACCCTTACATTGACCGTTCCTTCTGGAGCTTTTACCGCGGGTGAAACAATCACAGGGTCAAGTAGCGCGGCCAGTACAACTATTAGTTCGGACCCTTCCTTAACCGATGTTCAATCAACGGTAAGTTTCCTGGAAGCAGTAATAAGACGGAGCAGTTCGGATATAAGTATTAATAGGATAAGCAGAGGCGATTATCTCAATACCCCAGATAAAACAACTCAAGGTAGACCCACGCAATTTTATGTAGATCGTTTGATAACACCTACAGTAACTGTTTGGCCTTCTCCCGAAAATTCTACGGACGAACTTATATATCACAGGGTTCGGCGTATCGAAGATGTAGATAACGCGATTAACACAGCGGATTTACCCTTCCGGTTTCTTCCATGTCTTGTAGCGGGTCTAGCCTATTATCTAGCGATTAAGAGGGCTCCTCAGAAGGTTGCACTATTAAAAGAACTTTATGAGGAGGAATTTCAAAGAGCCGCATCAGAGGACGCAGAGAGATCAGGTCTACGTCTAGTCCCAAGTTATGCTTCGATGAGTCTTTCGTGATGGCTAAATATGCTTCGGGTAAACATGCTTTAGGTATCTCAGATCGTTCTGGGAGAGCGTATAAAATAACAAACATGATTATGGAATGGAATGGATATCTTGTAGGCAGAGATGAATATGAATCAAAGCAGCCTCAATTACAGCCGCGGCGTATCCGGGCAGATCCTCAAGCCTTAAAGATAAGCCGGCCAGCTAGAACGGAGCCAGCGGTGGAAGTTTTACTGGCGTTCAATAGTTTTAAATCAGGTTCAAGTGGCTCTGCCGTCATAACAGTTACGGAGCCTGGGAATGGTCGAAGCTCTGGAGATACGGTTAGATTTAGAAATGTAGCAGCCTTTGATGGATTTACCGAATCTGCTATAGAGGATAGTTCTGGATTTTCCATCACCAAAGTAGACGACGACAATTATACCTTCACTTCTGGAAGTGGAACAGCAGCTTCGGGTAATGTTAAAGGGGGCGCGGGGTTTTCTTCCGCTGGACCCGTAACGGTGAGTTCATAAGATGGCCTATACATTTACAACATTGAAAACAGCTATTGAGGACTACACTCAAAACACGGAATCCACCTTTGTCGGTCAGCTATCCAGATTTATTCTGAATGCCGAAGAACGTATTCTAAAAGAATGCCAATTAGATGTGTTTCGTAGATCTTCGCAAGGATCGGCTAATTCAGGAAATCAATATTTATCCAAACCAACGGACTTTCTGTCCCAGAATTCTTTGAGTGTCATTAACTCCTCGAGCAAAGAGTTCCTGTTATACAAACAAGTAACTGCCTTACAAGACTACACGCCGAATCCTACAACCACAGGAACCCCTAAATACTATGCCGATTGGGACAACGATGCCTTTTTGTTGGCCCCCACTCCCGATAGTAACTACACCATGGAGTTACATTATTTTTATCGACCAACGTCTATCACCACGAGTTCTGACGGGACAAGTTGGCTTGGAACCAATGCGGAACTTGCTCTTTTGTATGGTAGCCTTGTAGAGGCCTATACTTTTATGAAGGGGGAAGCTGATATTCTTCAGGTCTACAATGGAAGATACCAGGAAGCTCTGCAATGGTTGAAGAATCTTGGCGAAGGTCTACAGACCAGAGATCAATATAGGTACGACAGAGTTAGAAGGGATGTGGCTTGATGCTGGGCAGTGAGGGCAACGCTGGTGTTGGCAACCCTCTGGTATTTACAACAACGAACCGAGGTCATTCTCCTGAAGAAATGGCGGAGATGGCTATGAACAAAATTATGTCCGTTTCTAGAGATGCCCCCCCGGTTATACGGGATCAAGCTTTAGCACACAGAGATAATTTGAAGGATGTGCTGATATTCTATATGAATAAGATGGCGCAAAGTGAGAGGACTACTATTTGGGCTCTGTTAAAGAAGCAGGGCCATGATGACTTGGCAGAGATTATAAGGAGGTTGTAATGGCCGTTGGATCATCCGCAATGTGCGGGACATTTAAAACAGAGGCGATGGCAGGTATTCATTTTTTGACCCCGCATACGCGCACAGGTTCGAGTGCTATTGGTGCGGACACATTTAAGATCGCGATGTTCACCAACAGTTCATCTATTAGTGCGGACACCACTGGCTATACAACCAGTAATGAGGTCAGCGGTACGGCTTATACGGCGGGAGGTAATACGTTGGCAAGTATTACACTTGCTCTGGCTGATAACAGCAGTGCTGTACCCACCGCTTTTCTGGATTTTGCAGATAGTACATGGTCAACCTCTACTATTTCCAGCGCCAGAGGAGCTTTGATTTATAACAGTACTCTAAGTTCTGCGGGTACAGGATCAACGACAAATCATGCTGCGGATCCTGCGGTTGCAGTAATCAACTTTGGTGGCGACAAGTCATCTAGCGCAGGTGATTTCACCATACAGTTTCCGGCAAATGACGCGAATAACGCGATAATTAGGATTGCGTAATGGCCCTTATTACTGGCTGGGATAGAAGTACCTGGAACTCAGGAGCGTGGAATAGTCCCGTTCCCGTTGAAGTTACGGGTGTTTCTGCGGCCAGTGCTATTGGGACTTCGGTCGTTAGTCTTCCAGTCAGCATTAGTGTTACGGGTGTTTCTGCGGCCAGCGCGATTGGATCTCCTTCTGTATTTGCATCTGTAACTGTAATACCAACGGGTGTTTCGGCAGCATCTGCCGTTGGATCTCCTTCTGTTATTGCAAACGCTAATATTTCTGTTACCGGGGTCTCAGCAGCAAGCGGCATTGGTTCTGTTCAGATAAACTTTGCGTTTAGTGTAGAGGGCGTTTCTGCTGAAGGAATTGTCAATAATGCCCTTGTGTGGAGTATTATTGATACAACACAAACGCCGGATTGGACGCAAATAGCGGCATAGGAACAAGATTATGGCTTCATCATATACAACAAGTTTTGGTATCGAAAAAATCGGGTCTGGGGAACAGTCGGGTGCGTGGGGGACAACTAGCAACCACAATCTTGATATTCTGGATCGGGTAGCTTCTTATAGCGCGTTCGGTCTTACTGGAACCACACACACTCTTACGGTTCGAGAAGCATCCCCGGAATCAGGAACTGAAAACCTTCAGACGGGTATGTATCGCGTGATTAAATTCACGGGTGCTCTAGGTGGTGACAATACAGTCACAGTCGCTCCAAATACGACTGCGGCTTATTTCATTATGATTAACGCAACCACAGACTCCGGATCTAGTGGGCCGTATTCTGTTATTCTAACCCAAGGAAGCGGTGCCAATATAACGATAGCAAACGGTAAATCTGCCATCGTTTACATGGATGGGGCTGGTTCTGGTGCGGCGGTTGTTGATGCTCTATCAAACTTGGCTCTCGCAACCCTGACCGCTTCTGGAGATGTTACCTCTAGCGGAACCTTCAATGCGCTAGGTGATACTGCCGCAAGCGACAAAGCAGCCGTTGGGTATGCGGCAGCAGAAGGTCTTGTTCTTACCGGCCAGGGTTCCACCAACGATGTAACAATCAAGAATGATGCCGATGGAGAAGTTATGGGGGTTCTTACCGGGACAACCACGGCAGCTTTCACGGGTCAGGTGACTGGAACCGGGTTTACCGGGACGTTAGACGGAATATTGGGGTCCGGTACACCAGCGGCTGCGACGGTTACAACTATGGACGCGTCGGGCGTGGCTACGGCGACAACCTTTGAGCCGGACGGTGATACATCCGCTAGTGACAATGCGGCTATTGGTTATACCGCCGCCGAAGGACTTATCCTTACGGGTCAGGGTTCGACTAACGATATAACTATTAAGAATGACGCGGATGCGGATGTCCTAACTGTCCCCACAGGAACGACAACCGTATCGGTAGCGGCTAAATTAAGTCTCGCAGATGCAAGTTCTGTGGATATTTCAACCCCTCTACTAGCAGGAGCAGACCATACCTTTACAGGATTATCGGCACAAATGTTGGCTGGTGGCGCAATAGCGGCGTTTGATTTGGTTTGCGTTCACACGACAACGCAAGAGGTAGTTGAAGCAGACGCGAGTGCATATGCCACTGCTAGAGTTATAGGTATTGCACCTGCTGCGATTTCTGACACTGCGACTGGAACAGTATTGCTCCACGGATTTATTCGTGACGATACCTGGGCATGGACGGCGGGGTCTACTCTTTATCTATCAGAAACGGCTGGCGCTATGACCCACACAGCGCCAAGCACAGACGGTGCATTTGTTTTGGTTGTTGGTGTGGCACTTTCCCCTGATGTTGTTTACATAAATCCAAGTATGGATGTTATTGAGCACGCGTAATGGCAAATGCAGTTGAAAAACTAAACACCATCGCTATAGCAAGCATTGAAAAGGTTAATACCTTAACTGATGCTAATATAGAGAAAATCAATACGTTGGAGTTTGCTGGTACAATATACACCGTAGCCACTGGCGGTACAATTTCGACCGACGGTGACTATAAAGTACACGTATTCAATAGCAGTGGCACTTTCCAAATTACAACTTTAGGCACCGATGCCGTTGTTGAATACTTGGTCGTTGCTGGCGGCGCTTCAGGCGGTACTTATGAGGGCGGCGGCGGCGGCGCTGGCGGCTATAGAACGGCCACAGGAATGAGCGTCAGCGCAACGTCATATTCGGTGACGGTGGGTGGGGGTGGTGCCTCCGTCACCGCTGCAACGAAGGGTAATACTGGTTCAAATTCCGTATTCAACAGCATCACCTCGGCTGGTGGAGGGGGCGGTGCGATGCAAAATGATTTGGTGAACCACGCTGAAGATGGCGGCAGCGGCGGCGGCGGCGCTGGCTATGGGGGTAACAACGCGACCGGCGGGTCAGGCAACACTCCGTCAACCTCGCCGAG